ACTTAAGTATCAAGCCGCTTTTTGTGAATGATTGATGTGAGCTTCAAAGTCGCGGCGTAGATTTTGAACGCGCTCTACACATCCGCGCATTTCAGCCAAAAGCTTACTAACGGCAGTATAGTCAAACGCTTTAGTCATTTTTTTCCCCTCGTTTAAATGTAAGGCTCAACATCAAGGGCTGCTATTGCTGCGCACAATGCGTCAGGATCGTCAGCATCGATGGCTTGAGCCAGGTCATTAGCCAGTATAAGTAACTTATCGATGACAGCGATTTCGCTGGTCTTATCTACACGAAAGTATGGGAGCAGAGCATTACATACGTCTCTGAATGTCCGTAATTCTGCGACAACGTTCGAAAAGGTAGGATCTTTCTTACGAAGATCCACCAATGGCGCTACTTTAGCTGTTTTCAGCATTGCACTAATCTCGCCAATCATTGTTCCATGCAGACGATTAAATTCATCAACAGCTCGGTCATGCAAGCTCTTGTTGATTGGCAATACGTTTTGGGTCACTAACTATACTCCTTATATAGGTGTTCGCCAACAGATTTTCAATATGACTTGGGCGATTTCTGAACAATAAGCACGATTTAGCAATGATTAATTGATGTTAAGCACAAATATCTCTACATCGTGCATTTTTAACTATTTATACACATAAAATCTAATAAATGGATATAAACCTTATGATGATTTTTCTCAATCGAATTGAATAATGATCTCTATCACATCACCCAAACGTCTCTTCAGGCCACTGGTTACCAGCTATGTGACGATGAAGTCACGAACTTTTCAGCCACTCCCTTGCCTCGATGTCATCCAGATGGCGAGATTGCTTCAGAATACCAGCCACATACTCCACCTTTGCTACTTGATGATAAGGCAACGTTATTGGCCTGTGGTCCTGGTTGATGCTTGTAAATTGGTATTCTCCATCTCTGTCATAGCCAAGAACTTTGATCATGTTGTGTCCTTCAACAGTTCTGACAAACACCTCATCCCCCGGGAATACTTTGGTGTTAGGCTCAATGAGTACATATTCTCCTGATTTTATTCTGGGCCACATGCTGTCTCCTTTCACACGAAGACCAAAGGCATCTGGATCATCGCTATAAATATTGAGCCACCCATCGCGCTCTTCGGTCATCTCGATGGCACCATCAACACCAAGAATTGCCTCACCAACCACGCGCACTAACCCTTTTCTTACCTGACCGACAAAAGTTAAAGAATCTGAGCATGATGCAATTGGTGTTACATCATGTACCAAATCAAGCCACCCATTAGGTAACCCAAGTGCGGCTTCGAATTTTCTTGCTAGTTTATCCCCTATGTTTCGAGTGCTTTTTTCACCGGAGACTTGCGTGAGTTGAGAAGGGCTAACTCCAAGCTTATCGGCAAAGCTTGCATTAGTGTTACCCGCGATTTTTTTATGCTCATCTAGCAAAAACGCCAGATTCGATTTGCGAATATCTTTGTTTTCCATCCCACGATTCTCCCTCTATTTAGCAAATGGATAAATATGCATTTTGATAAATCTTCATTGCGTTTTATTTATCAAAATGGTAAAGTCGCTCTGTGTGATAAACGGAGGCACTAATGAGTAATGAACTACTACGCTGGCGAAAAGAGGCTTCTAGTGAGGAATGGAAGCGACTCGCCGCATTAGCGAATACTTCAGTTGGCTATCTTGATCAGATTGTATATGGGTTTCGAAGAGCTTCCCCAGATAAAGCGAATGCAATCGAAGAAGCCACTCGTAATTTCACGGGTTATAAACCTGTGAAAAAGGAAAATCTGGTGTTCGTATCGCGTAGAGCATCAGCAGCATAAGTAACCCCGCTCTTTGTAACAACGGACATTCGTCCTACGTCGCTGAAAAGCGAGTTCCAAGATATCTGACCAACTAAGGCCATATGCGTTTCCACGCATACCTTTCAACTAGCTATTCACTATTGGAAATCTTAAGAAATGGAACAAACAAGTTACAGCAAACTATCACAGCGTGATGTTGATCGCGCAGAAACAGATTTACTTATCAACCTGTCAACGCTTACCCAGCGCGGTCTGGCAAAGATGATTGGCTGTCATGAATCGAAGATAAGCAGAACGGACTGGAGATTTATTGCTTCGGTCTTGTGTGCTTTCGGAATGGCATCAGACATCAGTCCGATTAGCAGAGCTTTTAAGTATGCGCTTGATGGACTCACCAATAAAAAACGCCCGGTGTGCAAGACCGAGCGTTCTGAACAAATCCAGATGGAATTCTGAGGGAATTACTGGATCAATCCACAGGAGTCATTATGACAAATACAGCAAAAATACTCAACTTCGGCAGAGGTAACTTTGCCGAACAGGAGCGTAATGTGGCAGATCTCGATGATGGTTACGCCAGACTATCAAATATGCTGCTTGAGGCCTATTCAGGCGCAGATCTGACCAAGCGACAGTTTAAAGTGCTGCTTGCCATTCTGCGTAAAACCTATGGGTGGAATAAACCAATGGACAGAATCACCGATTCTCAACTTAGCGAGATTACAAAGTTACCTGTCAAACGGTGCAATGAAGCCAAGTTAGAACTCGTCAGAATGAATATTATCAAGCAGCAAGGCGGCATGTTTGGACCAAATAAAAACATCTCAAAATGGTGCATCCCTCAAAACGAGGGAGGTTCCCCTAAAATGAGGGACATCCCTCAAAACGAGGGAAAATCCCCTAAAACGAGGGATAAAACATCCCTCAAATTAGGGGATTGCTATCCCTCAAAACAGGGGGACACAAAAGACACTATTACAAAAGAAAAAGAAAAGATTATTCGTCCGAGAATTCTGGCGAATCCTCTGACCAGCCAGAAAACGATCTTTCTGTGGTTAAACCGGATGCTGCAATTCAGAGCGGCAGCAAGTGGGGAACAGCAGAAGACCTGACCGCCGCAGAGTGGATGTTTGACATGGTGAAGACCATCGCACCATCAGCCAGAAAACCGAATTTTGCAGGGTGGGCTAACGATATCCGCCTGATGCGTGAACGTGACGGACGTAACCACCGCGATATGTGTGTGCTTTTCCGCTGGGCCTGCCAGGACAACTTCTGGTCCGGTAACGTGCTGAGTCCGGCCGAACTCCGCGACAAGTGGACCCAGCTCGAGATCAACCGTAACAAGCAACAGGCAGCCGTGACAGCCAGCAAACCAAAACTCGACCTGACAAACACAGACTGGATTTACGGGGTGGATCTATGAAAAACATCGCCGCACAGATGGTTAACTTTGACCGTGAGCAGATGCGTCGGATCGCCAACAACATGCCGGAACAGTACGCGAAAAGCCTCAGGTACAGCAGGTAGCGCAGATCATCAACGGTGTGTTCAGCCAGTTACTGGCAACTTTCCCGGCGAGCCTGGCTAACCGTGACCAGAACGAACTGAACGAAATCCGCCGCCAGTGGGTTCTGGCTTTCCGGGAAAACGGGATCACCACAATGGAACAGGTTAACGCAGGAATGCGCGTAGCCCGTCGGCAGAATCGACCATTTCTGCCATCACCCGGGCAGTTTGTTGCATGGTGCCGGGAAGAAGCATCCGTTATCGCCGGACTGCCAAACGTCAGCGAGCTGGTTGATATGGTTTACGAGTATTGCCGGAAGCGAGGCCTGTATCCGGATGCGGAGTCTTATCCGTGGAAATCAAACGCGCATTACTGGCTGGTTACCAACCTGTATCAGAACATGCGGGCCAATGCGCTTACTGATGCGGAATTACGCCGTAAGGCCGCAGATGAGCTTGTCCATATGACTGCGAGAATTAACCGTGGTGAGGCGCTCCCTGAACCAGTAAAACAACTTCCTGTCATGGGCGGTAGACCTCTAAATCGTGCACAGGCTCTGGCGAAGATCGCAGAACTCAAAGCTAAGTTCGGACTGAAAGGAGCAAGTGTATGACGGGCAAAGAGGCAATTATTCATTACCTGGGGACGCATAATAGCTTCTGTGCGCCGGACGTTGCCGCGCTAACAGGCGCAACAGTAACCAGCATAAATCAGGCCGCGGCTAAAATGGCACGGGCAGGTCTTCTGGTTATCGAAGGTAAGGTCTGGCGAACGGTGTATTACCGGTTTGCTACCAAGGAAGAACGGGAAGGAAGATGAGCACGAACCTAATTTTAAGGAGTGTCGCCAGAGTGCCGCGATGAAACGGGTATTGGCGGTATATGGAGTTAAAAGATGACCATCTACATCACTGAGCTAATACAGGCCTGCTGGTAATCGCTAGGCCGTTTTTATTTGGGGGTAGAGTAAATCGTGGCTGAGTTTATGCTCGTCGCACTCAAATGCGTTGGCGTTTGATGGATTCTTCTGACGTTATTTATTGTTCTGCATAGCTACATTCGTCTTGTGAATGACGGTAAAGACCCATGGTATACGTTGTTTGGCGCTGCATTTGTCTGGGTGATTATCGGTGTTGCGCCTGTCGCTGTAGCAAAAATGGCGTGGCGTTTTGTGAGTTGAACTGAGGGTAAGTATCGATGGACGAATCAAGAAAGCAGTTTGAGGAATACGTTGCCAAAAAATTGAGATTACCATTCGAGATGATAACCGAGGCAAGAAATGGTGATAGGTACTTCGCATTTTCAAGCATGGATATTCGTCACTCCTTAAATGAGTGGTGGACTTTATGGCAGGCATCGCGAGCAGCTATTGAACTGGATATCGACTGGCCAGAATCGAATGACGACTTTTGGAAAGATGGTGAAGAAGGTGCTTATGCGATGGGTTATGAGGATGGGCGTGACAAAACGGTAATTGCAGTAATGAAAGCTATCAGAGCCGCTGGAATTAAAGAGAAGAATTTCGATGAAGCAAACAATATTCCTCCGAACTAAGCAACAACAGCAAGCCGCAATCAACGCCATCCTCGCAACACCACTCGATAAAGACAAGCCAGTCACCATCCGCATTACTGACTACAAGCGCAACCTTGACCAGAACGCAAAATTTCACGCGATGCTGGCGGATATCGCACGTCAGGTTCAATGGTGCGATAAGTGGTTAAAACCAGAACAATGGAAGGTTTTGTTGATTAGCGGTCATGCAGTGGCAACAAAGCAGGAAGCTGATGTTTTGCCCGGCCTTGAAGGCGAATACGTCAACATTCGCGAAAGTAGCGCGCAGATGAGTGTGAAGCGTATGGCAAGTCTGATTGAGTACACGACAGCATGGGCTATTGGTCAGGGCGTCAGATTTACCGACAGGAGGTACGAATGAGACGACAGCGACGAAGTATCACCGACATAATCTGTGAAAACTGCAAATACCTTCCAACGAAACGCTCCAGAAATAAACGCAAGCCAATCCCAAAAGAATCTGACGTAAAAACCTTCAACTACACGGCTCACCTGTGGGATATCCGGTGGCTAAGACATCGTGCGAGGAAATGACAATGCTTTTAATTCAACCTGGATTTGGACTTAGCATCAAAAAAGGCCACATGTTTGGCGAGAAAGAGTCACAACGAAAAATGGTGTCTATCCGGTTGCCATTTATCAGTATTTATTGGCTAAACAGGGAGGCAACAAATTATTGGTATACATGCGCCAGAGCAGCATTTAACGACCCTGACTGGTTTGTGAAAAACCACCACGCAGTTCGTCAGGCAAAGAGAAAGGCCAATATGACATACATGAAGGCGTATCAAAAAGCATGGAAAGAACACCGCGATCGATACCAACAAGACATGGAAAAGCTTGAATCAGAAAACATGGAATTAAGACGAAAGCTCGGTGAAGCAAAACGAGACATTGATGCTTACAAGCGACTTTTTAATGGTGAAAGCCATGCTTAGCCCATCCCAATCCCTTCAATACCAGAAGAAAGCGTCGAGCGAGCTTTAACGTGCGCTAACTGCGGTCAGAAGCTGCATGTGCTGGAAGTTCACGTGTGTGAGTACTGCTGCGCAGAACTGATGAGCGATCCGAATAGCTCAATGTACGAGGAAGAATACGATGGCTAAACCAGCGAGAAGGAAATGCAAAATATGCAAGGAATGGTTTCACCCGGCATTCTCAAATCAGTGGTGGTGCTGCCCGGAACACGGAACTCAATTAGCACTCGAACGACGAAGTAAAGAACGCGAAAAAGCGGAAAAAGCAGCAGAGAAGAAACGACGACGAGAGGAGCAGAAACAGAAAGATAAACTTAAGATTCGAAAACTCGCCTTAAAGCCCCGCAGTTACTGGATTAAACAAGCCCAACAAGCTGTAAACGCCTTCATCAGAGAAAGAGACCGCGACTTACCATGTATCTCGTGCGGAACGCTCACGTCTGCTCAGTGGGATGCCGGACATTACCGGACAACTGCTGCGGCACCTCAACTCCGATTTGATGAACGCAATATTCACAAGC